TCAGTTCTGTGACCTGCTTCCGCAAGTGCGATACATCCTCTTTGCCGTGGCTCTCCCACTCAATGTCATCCGCTTTGATTAGTATCTCCAATGCTCGCTCCGCATTGGTTGGCCATTGATAATGTTCCATTGGTTAGTCCCTCATTTTTATCTTCCACCACTCCCAGAACGAATGTCTTTCTTCGTTCGGGTACTCATCAACAAAAACCCACGCACAAAGTTCTTGCCATTTCGCAAACAGAATAACCTTCAGATCAATCATTTGTTTGCAATTCCTCAAACAATTCATCACCCCATATTTCATACGCACGATTGCATCCGTGCAAAATGCTAGTGTGATCTTTCATGTTAAGCATGTTGGCTATCTGCCGCCTGCTGTACTGACTGCTCTTATCCAGAAGCCCCATTACAAAAAATCTTGGCAGGACATGGTCCTTTGTGCGCCTTCTGTTTTGTAATCTCTCAATTGTAATTTCGTCTTCGAAATAAGGCTGCGCTACTTCTATGCACTTCTTCAGTTTACTTTTGTAAAACACTTTTAAACCCCATGTTTGGCTTTGGGTCTTTAGCCGGGTTCCACGGATCTTTGTGGTTTATGGACCCGTCTGAGGCTGGCGATCTGTTCTTACGAACGTCCAGCCTGTTCTGCTTCCCAGCAACGGCGGATCGACTAACGCCGAACCGCTCTGCAAGTTGACGCAATGTCCAGCCGTCTCTCGTCAAAGTGATGAGGTCCATTTCCTCGTCATGCGTCCACTCTTTCATTTTGCCGCTAGTCATTACCGCCCCCAATGCCTGGAAAGCCAAAGTCACGACGCGCAACGCTTAGTGTCACAAGCACACCAGCCAGCACATCCAGAGCCTGTAGCATCACCAGCGCAAGAAAGCTGGCATTCTGAAAGCCATTGACGGCAAAGACGAGCAACACCATCAGCGTCAGCAACACGGTCGAGAATGCGTGATCGGCTGTACTGATGTTCTTGATGCTTACTGACTTGGCTATCTCGACGCCAAGCGCAATGATACCGAGACCGACGATGAACTCGCCACCTGTCAGGCCGATTGGCGTTCCAACAAGCGTCGGAATAAACAAGATATCTATTAGGTCCACGCTGGTGAGCGCAGACAATACGCAGTAAATACCAAACGGGATTGCCATCGTAGGCAACGCTGGTGCTATTTTTAACAAGTTCATTTTTCTTTCCTTTTTATACATTTCTTCTGTCTTTTTTAATGCAGCGATTATGTCTTCCGCAATAATCTCTTCTGCCTTCTTGAATGCGTCTTCTACACTTACCGGCGTAAGCTCATCGTAAGCAGGGCTGTCTTTTTCATCAAATTTTGCGAGAATTTGTTCAAAAGCAGCGCGTTCTTCTTTGCTGAATCCTTCATGCGACTCTTGATCTTTGTCTGTCTCATCTGTCGCATCTGTATTCATGTCACTGTCCTCTTATAGTCTTCAAGGTCTTCTTCTGCCGCAATCATATTCTTCAGAGCTTCTCTATGCTCCTTAACTGCGACCTCATACTCCATAGTGGCATTTACCAGATCAATATATTTTTCGTTCTGAACCTGCCTGGCAATGCCCACCAGATTTTCCAGTATTTCTCTGTGTCCCATTACTTTTTTATTCCGCTGCATATGTATTCCTCTGCCCATTCGCGTTCCTCGTCGTTCCAATCAGACTTGAATATAAGAAGCGGAATAGCCTCACGAATGCAATCACCATCAAACCACCAAGGTAGTTGGTTTAGGACTTCAATGGCTTCATCAAGCTCTGGCGTGTGATCAAGAAAAAACCATCTCTCACGGCGGTCACGGTCACGCTCTGTGCTTGTATGTAAACTTGTGTGGTACATCTCTATCTCCTCTGTTGACTATTCTGTTAAGCCATGCTTTATAATTACTGTCAAGCATCGCTTACTAATTTTTTATAAAAGAGAATAAAATGAATTTAAAAGAAGCAAGAACCATTGAGGGACTTACTCAGCAGGAGCTGGCGGACCATCTTGGTTGCACCGCTGCTCATATCTGCGGCATCGAGCGTGGCAAGCATAATGTGTCACTGGCGATGGGAATAAAGCTGATGCAAGTGTTGCCCGGTTTGAAACTGGAAACACTTATGAAGGAAAGCCCTCAAAAAACTCGATAATCTGACGAGAGGCATCAGATGCGCCTTTGCCAACAATGACGGTCTGGTCAATTGATTTCAAATACTCAATGATGTCTTTCTGCTTGCTCGACAAGCTGCCACCCTTGGCCCGTTTCATTTCAATCCACAAATTCCATTCAGGGACATGAAGGTCAGGCATTCCTGCCACGACACCTTCTTTCTTCAAGCGTCTGCCTACACTGACAGACCGCTTGTCCCCGTTTGGTATTGCGTAAATCAAAACATCTGGAAACCTGTTTCGAAACCACATCACCAGGCCGACCTGTTCCTCGTGTTCGCTTGGTGGTTTCTGGGTGTACTGACTAATCTTGACCATATGTCTCCGCGATCTCAGATCCCAAAGCAGAGTATCCTATCTTGTCTACCCATGAATCCTCATTCTCTATGTCGTTTAACAATCGGCAAGTCTTCACCCAATCCATCATCAATGCAACGTGCATGGGTGTTATTTCACCGTGTACGCGGTACGCCTCGTCTATGATCTTGCTCCAGCCAGACGCGATATTGGTAAAATTATCCTTTGCATCGCCATAATCATCATGTCGCTCGCCCGTGATGACAAGTTCAGCTTGCTCTAGCGTTTCGCTTCTATTCATTCTCAATCCTCTGGAAATGGCGGAAACTGATCAACAGCATCACATCCCTCTGACACTACATCTTTTGGCACAATATCACGCCACTTCTTACAGTATTTGCCATCGTAAAAATTCATACAGCCCCGGCAACCCTGATCGGCATAACTAATATTGGAATTGTTTGATCTTGTCGTATTTTCCATCTTTTACCACCATTATCATTCTTGGCTTCTTCCAATTGGGGGCCTGCTTAAGAGCCTCTTCTGTACTCTTCGCAGTAGATCCAAGAACCGGACACAATCTAAGATATTTCATGGTCGCATAACCGCCATGTTCAGGGCACAACCAGTCATAGTAAAAATTAAGACCACATCTGTAAGTCACCTTAACACTGTCAGGCTTTCCATTCTTAACGTGCCTGTAGTATCTGACATCATCAACTTTGTGCCAGACAGGCTCGTCCCTTTGTCCCAGCAATGCGCCCGAATAGCTTCTGCGATCATGGTTAAGTTCTCTGGGCGGAAATTCATTACCGCAATGCGGACAAACCAGGCAACCCGTAGGGCAATGCTTCTGACATTTCTTGCAAACTTTAACGGGCACCTCGCCACCACCGCCACCGCCCTTCTTCTTGGGGCTTAATCCATCTATCAAGCCGTGACGATCGACATTGCCGCCATAATCCAGAATAAGGCAATCTTTCTTGCCGGGGTTCAGCCTCGTACCACGCCCCACGATCTGAACATACAAGCCTGTGCTTTCCGTGGCCCTCAATATGGCAATCAAATCAATGTTAGGTGCATCAAAGCCCGTTGTCAGAACATTAACATTTATCAGGCACCGCAACTCACCAGACTTGAACCTGGCGATCTTGTCAGCCCTGCTGACCGCGTCACATTCGCCCGTGATGACTTCACTGTGAATGCCTTTGTCAGTGATAGTTTCGGCTACCAGATATGCGTGATCGACACCACTAGCAAAGATCAACCATGACTTCCGGTCCTTGCCTAATGTCGTTATCTCCCTGACCGCAGACGCAACTAGCTCCGGGTCAGACGCAGCCAGTGCCAGATCATGCTCGTTAAAATCACCTGCCGTCTTGCGGACATTAGTCAGGTCAATCTCTTTATCTACAGCCCTTGAAACAACAGACGACAAATAACCATCATTGATCAGATCAGCGATCTTGATGTCATAGGAAATGCCGTCAAACATTGCATGCTTACCCTTATGCAACATTCCACTATCCAGCCTGTAAGGCGTGGCCGTCAGCCCAATAAACTTAACCTTGGGGTTTATTTCCCTCATACGGCTCAGAAACGACCCGTAGCGCGAATCTTTTCTACGAGGGATCATATGCGCCTCATCAATCAAAATGATGTCTGCTGCCCCTATCTTGTCCGCCTTGTTGTATATGCTCTGGATACCAGCAAATGTTACCTGCTTGTCAGTCTGCTTTTTCTTTAACCCGGCAGA